GCACCACTCAAGCCCATACCCGACACCGCTATCGTCACCCAACCCCGTGTTAATGGGCTTGGCGCTGTGGTGTCCGGAGATCAGACGGAGCTGTTATTCCCGACGTCGCTGGACACCGAGTCTGTGTACATTGTGACACTGTCATACGGGGGGGCGACGAATACAGCCAATTTGAAGTACATCACTCATGCACTCCATGGCGGTCTTGATCACGCGCCGTGGTTATACGACCAGAACAGCGCCACATTCCTTGACGGATTCGCATGCCCGAACACCGGAACGAATTCCGGTGCCCGAGTTAGTGTCACCAATTTTTGTGTGTACTACGACGGAACCGGAACTGTGGCGGATCCGCCGCGCATTGCTTTCACCCTGTCTGGGACAAACTTCCCGACAGACCTCGCCGGGGGTAATATCACCGTTTTCTCTGTCTCCTCCGCCATCTCCACTGGCGTCGCATCGAACACAAGGTTGCAGTATACTCGCAACGAGTTTTACCAATACCTTACTGCCACTATTGGTCGGCGTAGGAGCGACAACGCGCCGCCTACAGGGCTGGGCACGCTCACCCAGTGGGTGGAGATGTTTGCCAAGTACGAGTCGTGGCCGACTGGTCGCAAGCTGCCACGTCAACGCAGCGTATACTCGACTACGCCAACCGAAGCGTTGGCCGCCTTAAGCCATTTCTTCGCGCCGAACGCTGGAAATGAGCGGATTGAGCGGATGGAGGCTGAGTTACGGGCGCTACGACGCCAACGACATGTCCTTGAGGAGCCGAGTGACAGATACGGGCCGATTACCCCTGACAGGGAGCTCGGTTGGACGGAAGTCCAATGTACCCCGCCTGAGCAGAAAGTCATGACGCCGCTCATGATCATCGTGGCGACAATGAAGGCAGATACGTGGACCACTGACCAACTTGTCAGGGCGACCGGGTTGACTAAAGGAGTTGTCTTAGAGAGTATCCATGATCTCTACGAAGGCGGAGTCGTGAGGCGCGTCAATGTCGATGGAGAGATGCACTGGTGTCGGTCTCAACTTAACGGTGACCATGGCGAAGTTACCGGTCTCGACGATATCCCCGGTTGCGATTATTGTCGCTGCGAAGACCCGGCTTGCAGCCGCCCCGTCCACTACCATCGAAAGGAACGTGCGCACGGGGCGGCAGCAAAACCAGGAGCAGCACAACGCATTGCCAAGCTCAAGGCAATGCAAGTCCACCGGTGTGAGGACGAGAAGGGGGTGCCAACCCCCATGGTCTCCGGGAGCTGCGGACTTGGGAAGTTGGGGATGCATTTACACCCCGAGAACCCTATCGCGGCTAAGTGGGACGAACCTCGAGGGCTGGCGCGATTGGACGAGATGAGGATGTACGAGGCGAGCTGTGATGAACTCAATGCTGAGTTGCGACAGATGGATTTGGGAGAGGCAAAAATGAGCGCGAAAGCGTTACCACTTAGTGAGATTGAAGCCGAACCCGAAGAAGTCGAGAACAAGAACAGCGAGTGGGACAGCGAGGTCGACCTCGAGGGTATGCTCGATCTGGAGGATGTACTCCCGGGTCATGAGCACAAGCATAACGCGTTCTGCGATGAGCGCGAGAGGGCGAGGCCGCTACGGGCCGATGACCCCGCAGATCAAGCCGTAGCACATGAGCTGACAAGACGTCTTTGCGACGAGATTGCAGCAGAGCAGTGTGGAATCGACGATTACGACCCCACCAATAAGTACCACGTGGCGGCACTCAAGTATCGAGTAGCCAATCTGCGTGGTGAAGTTGTTGATCCTCCGTCGTATTCCACGCCATGCGACCCGAACCGAGCGTGCCGTAGCCCTCCGAGCGAGTTGTGTTTCGACGACTTACGGGCCAATGAGCCGATCGAGTTTGGTGATGAGGTTATCCACCTCCCCGGTATGCTCAACCGGGAAACGGTAGCGGAGATGATGGCAGCTGCCGCCATCCGACCGCCACCAGTCGATATAGGCCCCAAACCCATGCCTGTTATCACTGGTGCTACTGCGCTTGCCCACATCTATTTCTCTAGCGACCCACGTAGTCAGTCGTTTATGAAGCAGATTGGGGTGTGGTGCGCAAAACACCTTCCATTTGTGCACTCAGGGGGGGAGGTTGTGCTCAACGATACGGACTTAGTCCAAGCGACGGTCTATCGTACGTTTGAACACAGTGCAGAAATCGGCCTGACCCGAGATCGGGCCGTCGGTGCTGGGCCAACCGTTCGCAACGAGCCTCGGCCGCGAAGCACGGGTATCCATTACGTCCCACAAGAGTACCAATCTTTGATCACAGTTCCTGTATTCACGGAGTTGGTCCAGTGGCTTGATGATACTAGTGTGGAGCGATGCCGTAATTTGGCAGCCGGTAAAGTTGTGATGACTGCAACTGAGACCGCGTATGGGATCCAGTCAACTCTGCTCAACCGTGTCGAGGTTTGTGTTTACAACTTCAACGAGGCGCCGCGTACGCATATGACACTGAAGAACATCAGCTCGGAAACATTCGAGTACACTATGATCTTCTATGCGCAGCGGCTCTTGTTTAAGGCCTTGGCTAAGTCGAGCGCTTTGCCCACGACGGTGCGACCGCATTTTCGGGCAAGGGGTCAAGTCCTGAGCTTGCCGAGCAGTTTGGCCCCCCCACACGATACGGCACCGTCGTCTGTCCGACGGTGAAGCCGTATCTGTTCAACCGGCGATTCGTCTGTACGGCTGGGCACCAGTATTTTGTGGATGGTGAGATCAAGTTCGATTCTATTGACTTGAACGTCGATTTCACGTACCGCACTTTATTTGGTCCCATTTTTTCAGCAGCGTGGGACACCTGGCGCGATTGCAACTACAATCGCTCCTTGGCGGCTCGTAGACTGCTAGGCTGTATTGAACCGACGATTCCCGGTGAGGATGCGCTTATCCGAAATAATCAAGCGCTGTTCATAGAAACACATAAGGAAATCATTTACAAGCTGCGTTCTGATTTCGCTGAGTATTTCGCCGATTATACAAATCCGCGTGACGAAGTTGCCTTGCATGTGCACGATCCACACATCAAGCGAGAGTTGCGCGAGCATACGTACGACGAGATGCATGAGGACGGTAAGATTGAGGACAGCACTGGACATTGGACACGGAAGACTGTAAAGGCCAAACTCAAGAAGGCAGAGAAGGCCAAGTTTGTACGAGATCCGAAGGACGGGAAGCTGCCGCGTATGATCTTTGATGTCGGGTGTAGCGCCTCATTGTTGGGGTCCGAGCTCATGGCACGAGCAAAGAAGGCCTTTGACGAGGTTCCGCTGCAGTTGGACAATGCGCATATTCGCTTTGTCAAGTCCCCGAATCCGTTCTCCCTCGAGGAGGCGTTCAAAGAGCTCTTCGCGTGCGAAGACGACCTCACATTTGTTTGCTTTTCTGATGATTCGGCATTTGCCATCCGAATCGGCGGAAGGGTATTCTATTGTGAAGGCGATATAAGTAGCGCTGACGCGTCTTATACTCCCGCGCTGTTTGAAGCCGAAGAAGGTATCTACCCTGACCATTGTAAGAGTGTCGCTCAGCGTCTTACTGATCAGTGTCGCCTACCAATGAAGATCGCGGATTGTAATGATCCAAAGAAGTATGTTATTCTTAAACCACTCATGCCGGTATTGTACTCCGGGTCGACGAAGACTACATTCATCAACACCCTTGCCAACTACTTTATTGCAGTTGCCATTGCCGAAGCCCTCCAACGCGGTGACATCCACGCTGACACCCTCAGTGCAGACATCACACGAGTTGTTCGTGCGGCCGGGTATGTGTATAAGGTGAAAGTCCACGAAGATTTTGAGCAGATGCAGTTCCTGAAACATTCCCCTGTGCTTGACACCGATGGTAGTTGGAGACCACTCTTGAATCCTGGTGTTTTGTTACGGGCTAGTGGGATGACGTTCGGAGACCTGCCAGGCTCAGGAGACTTGTCCGTGCGTGCCGCGGCGTTCCAGAGAGGTTTGTTGCAAGGTGCTTACCCCTATGCAACCTTCCGTCTTCTACAATCCATGTGGAAGGCAGTAGGACAAGGAGAAGCCCACCTCGAAGCGAAGCGCGAGTTCGAGTACAAAGTCGTTGGTGACGACAAGTACCCGAAGTATGTGGTTGATGAGGAGTCGCTCATGCGCAGGTACAAGATCACGGCCCACGAGATGGACGTGATGTGCGAACTCGCGGAGCACGGAGTTGGGTACTCGATTCGCTCAAGCGGATTCGAGAAGATGTTGATCGCCGATTACGACCTTATCGCGCAAGATTATAAGCACCCCAACTTCTTCTTCTCACACGGAAAGATGGAGTAACACAAAGGACAGAAAATACAAAACACCCGAAGTTAAACGATTCTTCGAAACCAAAAACTCCAG